GTATAATCCGCAAATCCAATTTTTCCCCAAATCCGAAACGAAGCGTCCGAAAATCGCACTTTCACATAAAACGAAGCGTTCTGAAAACCGTAAGCGCACAACACCAAAAATGCAACCAGAAAAGGTTGCATTTTTAGTATCTACAAATCGATTAAGACAGGCATTAAAATAGCATTCAAATATCAGTCGAAAACCTTTGTTATCCCAACAAAAATGCGTATCTTTGTTTAGTGTTAAGCTGCCCTATTACAGGGAGTTTCATCCTGCTTTTTATACAGCATTATGTCTGTGTACTTGGCAGAATAGTTCATGTGCGCATTGAACTCAGACTTCACGCAACCCTCGAACGGATCACCCAATGTTCTGTTTTTGCCCATCCATTGACACAGTTCTACGATGGAAGACTTGTTTGACGTGAAGTAAACGAACGAATGGCCGTTCAGGACTGTCAACACATCCAGATAGTCCGAAAGCCGCCAATACATCTTGTAGGTTCCAACCTCAGTCGACAAATAAGGCGGATCGACCAGGAACACAACATCAGGCACATCCTTGTACTGTTCATATAGCTCCTTGTAGTCACAGGATGTAACAGTCAATCCGTCCAGATAATCGGGACAAGGCTGGTAATCCGTTGTACGGATATTATTATAAAGCGTTTCTTTCTTCATTCCTTCCACACTCAGCTGATACTTCATGGAAAACATCAGCGAGGATGAGATAGTGATGAAGTCCACGTAGCCACGCTCCTGTTCCTCGCGTATGATACGTTCAAATATACGCTCTCTTGCATATCCTGTTATCGGCTTATGGCGTGGAACGTCCTTGGCAATGGTACGCAAGTCGGACAAAAGGGAATTAGTTTGCGGAATGGCTTGTAAACGTTGGCAATAGCCGTCATAATCGTTATAAATGACCGTAGCGTCCGGCCTTTGGTGCTTGGTAATATGCGACAATAGTCCACTTCCACCGAACAAATCCACAAACACGGTTTTGTCCTTGAACTGTTCCAATACTCTTATAAACTCTCTGGCAAACATGCGTTTTTGCCCCATGAAAGGCAACGGGGCCGATAAATACAACTTCTTCATACGTTCAACTCGAATTTTATGTTTTCCATCCCGGCCAGCAAATCCTTTGCCCGGGATAGGTTGTTCTCGTAGATATGCACGTTCCCAAGGTCGAGCGTTATGGACTTCAAAGGCAGGTCTATCTGCCTTGACATCAAATAAAGGTGGTAAATATCCGACGGCAGCCCGAGGTTCGCATCGCTGCTTCTCTGGTAGGCCGACACCACCAGTTCACCTTCGTCTATCTGAAACTGTACAAGGCTAAGGCATGGTGCCTGGTTGGTTTCCACTCCTGTTGCACCGAGGAACAGGACATAGTTCTTGCTGTTGCGCTTTTCCGCATTGATTTGGGCGATGAGTGGCGGCAGCTTCTCAAAATAGGTCGGGTAACTGTTGACAAGCGTATGGCCGCAATAATCCCACCATGTTATGCCCGCTTCCCGGTACTTTTCTACGTCACGTTCCCCCTGCATGAACAGACCGAATTCTGTCTTCAGCTTCTTGCGTGCAATGCCATGACTCCCGAATATATCGAGCAGGTCGGCCGGCATAAGAGTCATCCTTTCGTTCAGCAGGTACCTGATGCTACCCTTTTTGTTTGTCTGGACTTTACCTTCTTTGAGTATCTTGCCCAGCATTTGGTAATACTTGTTCATGTGCCATCATTTTAAGTTTGCACAAAGGTAGCCACACCGGACAGAACAAAAGAAGGATGGGGATAAATCACACTGCACCAAACGTACAGCGTTTTCCGAAGCGTTTAATCACGTCATAGACTTTGCGCTCGCATACTGAATACTTGTTGGCCAGGTACAGCACGGCATAAGTTGTTTTCTCACCCCTGTTCTTCATCGCCTCAAACTCCGAGTAAAGGTCTATATAGCGAACATCATCCTGCTTTATTCCCAGCTTTATGAGCATCTCCAACGGTTCTCTGTTAAATTTAAGTGCTTCAAATAGTGTCATGTCCAATCATTTTATTAATTTTGCAGTGCCAATCACATATTTACACAAAAAACGCTGTAACCGCAGCAGAGGGCATTTGCCCCCGGCTGGGCGGTTACAGCGCGTATGCGTAAGTATGTGATTGGCGTCTATACTTAACTTAACAGGCCGGGGGCTTTTTTATATCCCTCCCCCGTGGGGATTCATTCAGAACCACTCGGCTTCATACAAAGCCAAGTCCAGCGCATCCTTCTTCCTCCATCCTTCCGACAGGGCATCCTGAATGTGCTTCATCACCTTCACGTAGAAGTCCTGAAGGTCTGCCACCGTGTCGAACATCCGGTAATACGGCTCCTTGTCCGTGCCCAGCTTGAAGGTCACGGGCAGGTTCTGCCCGTCCGTCTGCACGGCAAGGTCGTAGGCCGCCTTGTAGTTGAACTGGTTCTCGCTTGACAGCCATACGGGCTGCCCATCGTACTCGAAACCGGACAGGATACGCTCGTCCGTCATGGAATTGTACCATCCCGATACCAGCGACCGCACCTCTTCTGCGTCCGGCCTGTGGTCAAGTTCCTCCTCCATGTAGGTGACAGTTCCGTCCTCCCTCGCTTCCACATCCCAACGGATGCGCCATTTGCCTAACACCGGGTTCGTGCATTCCAGCAACGCCACACCGGCACTTCCTTCCACTCGCTTCATTGCCTAACTGAATACATACTTTGTCCGACCTTTCCCGAAGCTCTCCGTCCTGATGGTCGTCTCGAACGGAAAACCGTCGGGGATTTCCCTTATCTGCGCGAGGATGTTCTTCATCTCCTCGCTGTTGGTGAAGAACTTGCGCGGCTCACCGTTCAGCTCGATGGCGACGATGCACCTGTCCTCACCCTGTTCCGTCTTGATGCCGGTCTCAAAGTCCTTCACCACGATGGGGAGGTTCACCAGCTCGCGGATGCTCACTACCGTGCCCGGGAAACGCTTCTTGCCGTCCTCGGGCTTGTAAGACACGTTCAAACTCTTGAAGTCTCTCATTTCTTTGCCTGTTAATTTGTTAAACAACCTTATACTGTCCGCGTGTTTGGCCATGCCGTAAAAGCTGGCCGTCAGTTCACGTTTCCTTCGCTTGCTCTGGATGTCGTGCATCTTCCGGGCAAAGTTCTGTTTTACGCGCTTCCTGAGCAGGGTGAAGCCCGGCCTGATGACGTATCCCAGGAAATCTATGCCTTCGCTCACGGGGAAGATGCGCTCGTTGGGCTTGACTTCAAGCCCGGCAAGCGACAGCCTCCCGTGGATGATGTCACGGACTTTCCACAATTCCGATTTCGCTTTACCGAGCACGACGATGTCGTCACAGTACCTGTAATAATACGGCACGCCGCACTTGTCTTTTACATGATGGTCAAGGTTGTCCGACAGGAACAGGTTGCCGAGCCCCTGCGAGCTGCGCAGCCCGATGCTGATGCCAGAAGGCATCATGCGCACGAACCGCTCCAGCAGCACAAGGAGCGTCCTGTCCTTGAAAACACGCCTTACACATTCCATCAGCCTGTCCTGGCTGACACTCTCATAATACTTGCGGACATCCAGCTTGTAACAGTAGGCGGTGCCTTCAGGGTCGGCCTCCATGTCCCTCCGTATGCAGCCCAGCAGGTCGTGCATGCCACGTCCCTTTATCGAGGCCGCCGTCGTGCGGATGAATCTGCGCCGAAGGTGGTCGTCCACCACGTTCATGACGGCATGGATGGCTATCCTGTCCTTCATGGGAAGCACCTGGATGCGCCTCAGCTTGCCGGCCTCCATCACTTCCATCTCGTGGTAGTTGCTGATGGTGTAGCTCCCGTCGGCCAGGCGTGCCGACAGTTCGGCGATGACTTCTTCCTTGTGGGCAAGAAGCGCACGGCCGGTACGGCTGCCCTTGCGGCGGCTGCCGCGGACTACCGCCCTGAACGACTCCTCCATGTTCGGATATGCCGTTATCTCTTCCATCAGATGTCCTTCCCTGTGCATTGCTGTCGCTTTACTGTTAATGCCTTCAATCCTCCGGGCCAAGCTTCTTCGAGCCGTTTATACGGCCTACCAAACCCTATCGCCCGACACTTGATGTTCCGCCTTTCCGGCCATAGGCCGCTGCTGGCGAGGCTCATCCCCCTCGGCACCGGATTGGGCACACGTGCCCGGCCCTGTACGCCGACTGGAGTTCCCTTGGACTGTTACCGAGACGAGAACCGATGTTCGCGTTCGTATTCGACGAATCGTTACCGCAATTCGCACGACCGACACCGGCGTTCGCATTCGCGTTGTTGTTCGACCGATAGACCACACGGCCTATGGGGGAATCCGCCTACGAACTGCAAAATTAACACTTTTATTCATCTTAACTTCCTAATTTTCAAAATTCGACGGGCTTACGCCCGTATTTTTACCTTCCTTCTGCTTTCGCTTTGTCGCTTCGCTCCCGCTTTGGCGCGCTCCGCCTTACGCTCACGCATACTCCTCCGGAACGCTCAGCGACTTGAACGCTCCGACGCTTTCCGCGACATCGATTTTGCCGCGGAAGGCGAGACGAGAACCGATGCCCGCGTTCGAACCGACGAATCGTTACCGCAATCCGCACGACCGACACCGGCGTACGCATACGCGTAGCTGGACGACCGATAGACCACACGGCCTGTGGAACCGCTCGGAACGAACTCGTCGCAGTAGTATGTAGTGGAGCTTCCAGCACCGGCAGCGCTTACTATGTCCATCCACTTCTGGTGGACAACGGCAGTCATAAAGCCGCTCGTCGTCGTGCTTTTCACCTTCCGCGTCGTGCCGTCAGGCATTTCTATATACAGCTTGTACTGCTCGCTTGACGGGCTGTTCGGAAGGCTCACCTTGTCCATCCACTCCGCCTTGTTGCCGAACCAGTTCTCATAGCCCAGGCAGTTGCAGGACGCTATCTGGACGTACTTGTCGGAACCGTACTCGTCCTGCGTCTTATACCAGCACCATTCCGTCTTGTGGTCGGGGTTCACCGTGTCCGCCATGCCAAGGATGGATGTCGTACCGATAATGCGCGCATTCGTGTTCTGTCCGTATCCGCACTGGTCTTGCGCGTCACGGCGGCCGTACTTCGCATAGAACAGGTTCGCCACGTCCTTGTTCATCTCCCAGTCCACCAGTTGCAAGCCCCGCTGGTTGGCATAATACACCATGTCCGGCTGCGTCAAAGAGGCCACGCTGGTGGCGCCGTTGATGGCGCTGTACAGCTTCGAGCCGATAGTCACGGCCTGGAATGCGCCGCACAGGCAAGCTTCATGCTCCACCCAGTCCGGCTCCATGTCCTCTATCTTGTCGCTGTTGCTCAGCACCACGCAGTCAAAGTCAGATGTATTGCGGATAGAGAAATGAAGCCGGGTCGCACCGTCCGGCACGTCGGATATGAGGTACATGCCGTCCACAAAACGGGCGTTCAGCGTTTCCACGATGACGCTCTTGACCACAGTTCCCGCATCGTCGGCGAACACCGCGCCCACAAGGTTGCTGCCGACTACCGACGGGAAGCGGACACGCTTGTAGCCGGATACGGATACCGTCACGGCACTGTAGTTGGAGTCAGACGTCAGCGAACTCTGGACATCCGCCTTCCCGGCCTGTACCTTCATCCCGCTGTCAATCGAGCCGCCGTCACGGAGTTCCTCAAAGGTGATGACGGTGCATTCCGGACGGTCGGGCATTTCGTCCCGGGAACAGAAGCAGGCGTATTTCCTGTTGCGCAGGTAGTCGTTCACGCCCTTGTACCAGTAATGGGGCTCATAGACGAACACGTCGCCTTCCGTGCCGTCCAGTTTTGCCGCCGTACCGTCGGCATACTTGTTGCTGTCCGCATCGTCAAGCTGCGCGATTGTCATTGTTCCCTTGACTGCCTGCTTGCCGAGCACCCGGTGCCGTTGCCGCAATATGGCCGCCACATGCGCACTCGGAACATACTGGTTGCCGTACTTGTACCCGGTCTCGTTGTCGGGGTTGCTCACATTCGCGTCGTCGCTCACCGTGTCGTCAAACTCAATCATCGTGTACTGCGGCTGCCGGATGTTCAGCTCGTCGAAGCGCTCCGCATATTTGTTGAAGGTGTCGTCGTCCAGGTATTTCGTCAGCCTGTACGTGCCGACGAGCTTGCACCGCGTGTTCGTGGTGTTGCCGGATGCGTCGAAGCCGCCCAGCCCGGCGTCATACCACTCTTTCAGGTCGCTGCCGTCGCCCTCAAGCTCCAGGCCGGTGACGCGCACGTACTTCAGCTTGCCTTTCAGCGCGAACAGTTCCTTGAACACCGACAGCCCGTCGATGAGGGCGCAGTTCTCTATCCAGATGCCGGTAAGGTTACGCTTGTTGTCAAAAGTTATCGCACTCCACTTGATATACTGCATGGAGCGCAGCGTAAGCGTCTGGAAGTTGGCCGGAAGGTGCAGCCTGTTTACCGCCGCACCCTCGGCGAAGGTGATGGTGCCCAGCGCCGTGCAGCCCGCCGCGTTCACCTCCTCCAGCCTGTTGCAGCCGGAAAGGTCAAGCCCCGGCAGGTTCGTGTAGTTCACAACGTCCAGTTTCCTGAGCATGGGCAACTTCGTGCCCAGCACGAGTTCGGTCAGGGCGTATGTGTTGCCGCTGTTGCCCAACACCAGTTCTTCCAGCACCGGCAGGTTCGGAAGGCTCATGTCCGTGAAGCCGCCCCAGTCCGAAAGGTCGAGCTTCTTCATCCACTCGCCGCCGTACAGGTGGAAGATGGTGCCGATGTTCGCCGTCTGCCCGTAGGTGTAGCTCCACTCATTGTCCTTTGTCACCGCGTCGTGCGTCATCGTGTCGCCCTCGCGCCGGAACTCGAAGTAGAAGTCACGCGCCGGGGTGGCCCTCACCGTCGCGCCGGCCGCGCTGTTGCCCTTGAACGATATGTCCGTGGCGGTGTACTGCCCGGTGCTGTAACGCGCGTCGAACAGGCCCATGCGGTTCGTTACCCACCAGTGCCTGTGTGCCTTGCGGTTGCCCTGCATCGCTTCCAGGTAAGAGTACTTCACGTTCGTCACGCTACCGTCGTTGTTCACCTCCACGCCCTGCGTCTTGGGCCTCACGTACTTGTTCTGCGCGTCCAGGTTGTAGATGCGCTCGCAGAACTTCGCGCTCTGCTCCGTGTCGAACATGTTGAAGATGGTCGAGTTCGACATCCTTTCCCGGATGCGCACGTAGGCCGCCGCCAGCTCGCCGGGGAACTGCTCCCTCAGGTTCTTCCAAAGCACGCTGTCGTGCCCGGCGTAGGCATAGACGGTCTTGACCTCCGTCGACAGTTCCGGGTCGGTGGTGTTCTCGTCCACGTCCCACGGGTACTTCAGGCGGCCGTCATTGCGCACGCCGAGGATGGTGTCGCAGTCGTAGAATATCATGTAGGCGAGCGTCTTGTCCTTGTCGGGGTCGTACCAGAAGGCCATCATCATGTTCTTCACGCGCTGGTCGACGCAGCCCATGATGTCCGTGAACATGTAGTAGTCGCACAGGTAGTCCACGTCAAACCAGTCCGCAAGCTCCGCCTTGAACTTCGCCCCGTCGTCCTGCGTGCTCTTCACCCACTTCACCAGCGGCTCGAGGTATTTCGGCTTCCGGGTTCCGGCCTCGTACTCCGCGTTGATGTCGTCGTCGTCCGGGAAGCGCGCCTCGAACACCTTCAGCCAGTTCGGCGTGCCGTCCTCGCCCTTCGTGTCGAAGTCGTCGTCCAGGAACATGCCCATCGGGTAGTCGTTGTTCAGGAACTCCCAGCATTCGGTCGGGTTCTGCCCTCCGAACTTCTCCGTCACCCACGCCTGGTCATGGTAGCCGGGTATGTCGAGGAAGCCGAACACGGCCTCGGTGCTCTTGTCGTTGTTGAAGTTGAACTTGCCCAGGAACTGCGGGGTTTCCTCCAGCGCACCGCGGTAGAACAGGTAGCACGGCTCGCCGTCAACCGTCGTGCGCACATCATAGGGGTAGCTGCTGTCGCAGTGCCTCTGCGCCGGGGTAAGCTCCCCGGCCGCCGTCAGGATGTTCTGCACCAGCTTGGCCATACCGGTGTTGTGCGAGCTGGAGCTTTCCGCGAAGTCGGCCTTCAAGCAGAAGCAGTCCACCGGCGCGGCCTGTTTCCGGCTGCCGCTTGCCGGGCGGAAGGAGTATTTCGCCTCTTCCTGCAGCTCGCCGCCCACGCCCTGCTCGTCACAGCCGAGGTACAGGTCGCCGGCCACCTTCGAGGCGTTCTTGAAGTAGATGCGGTAGTTCTTTATCGGATAGGCAAGCGAGCTTGTGCCCTGCAGGCGGATGCAGCCGCCCACGCAGCGGAAGTTCAACGCCTGGCTGCCCTTCACCACGCACAGCATCTCGTCCACGTCGTACTTCGGGTCTTTGTCGTTGTTCACCGCCGCCTGCAGCACCGTGGGCACGCCGTTGTCCTGCCGTCCGGTGATGATGATGTACCTCATGCCGTCCGGCACGCTGTCGACCGTTACGTTGCCGCTGTCGTCGATCACGTCGTTGCTGTCGTACAAGGCCATCATGCCGTCCGAGCTGTCCTGGTCTATCATGTAGGTCTCAAGCACCTGCGAGTCGCTCAGGTACGTGTCGTAGGCACGCATGAGGTACACGTCGGTGGTCGCGCCGTCCGCGCCAAGCCCGATGTACGAAGGCGTGGCCTGGTACACGCTGTCGCTCGTCGCCCTCTGTACGCTTCCGGACATGATGCCGTTGATGTACAGGTACACCATCTCCGTGTTCAGCTTCTCGTAGTCGGACGAGCCGTCCGTGCTCTTGGGGAAGCTCACGAAGGCCACCTCGTACACTTCCCCGGCCGCCATCTTCATTGACAGCTCGCTCTTGCCCCTCGTCACCATGCGCGCTTCCTGCGTGGTGATCACGAAGCCGGTGCCGTCGGCGTCCACACAACGGATGACCTCCGCGTCCTCATCAACGACCTCGCTTACTTTGTACTTCACAATGAAAGCCATCGCGTTGGTGACATTTTGCTCCGGCTGTTCCAGGGGGCGGTGCTGCACGGTGGCCCGCGCCGTGTCCGTCAGGCGCAGGGCGGTGCCCGTCCAGCCGTCGCCGCCCCACTTGAAGCCTTCGAACACTGTCCGGATGCCGTTATAAGTCCATTCCTCGCGGTTCACGTCGCTGTTGCTCCTGCCCTGGGCGGTCAGCTTCAGCGTCAGCCCGTCCGTTGGCTCGCTGAGGTTCAGGTCGCTCTTCTCCGCAATGAGCCGGAAGTTGTATGTCGTATCGCCCACTACAATCTTGCACTGCTCCTCGCCATAGTTGGAGGCGCGCAGCGTCAGGCTCTGCGCCGTGAACGGCACGGAGGCGGACGAGGCCAGCGTGCTCCCCACATACACGTCCGCCCGTGTCGGGGTTTCCTTGGGGTTGTATGCAGCATATTGCAGCGTGTAGCTGTCGTACTGCTTCGTCGGGATGTAAGGCGTTTGGCCATTTTCGATGACCGACCCGTCCGCATAGTCGAACCTTGCGGACACCAACGGGGTGTTGTTCCCGGCTTCCCGGACGCCCACGGCGAAGAGGATGCTGTTCGACTTGATGGTGCTGCCGTCCGACAGTTCCAGTTCCACCACGAGCTGCACCGTGTGGGTGCCGTGCCCAAGGTTGGTCGTCGCTATGCTGAAAGACCCGTTGGCCGTCGAACTGGTGATGCTCCTGTCCTCGGTGTCCGTGCCGTCCACATAGCAGCGCAGGGTCTTCGTGCCGGCACCGCTCAGGGCGTAGGGTATGCTGAGGGTCTGGCCGCGTGTTATGGCCGTGGCGATGTTGAAAGAGCTGCTCAGGGTCAGCTGCACCACGTTGATGCTCCACGTCACCTGGGCCACCTGCATCTCTGCGCCTTCGCCGACCTCCACACGCACCCTCACGGTATTGGTGCCCACACCCATATACTTCGTCACGTCCACCGTGTTCGTGCTGCCTGCGGATATGGTCTGCGTCAGCGTGCTGGTGTTCGCACCCTGAGTGACGGTCACGGTCACACGGCCGGGGTTGCCGGTGCTCTCTCCGGTCGCGGTGTCCGTCTGGTCGTAGGTGTAGGTCAGCTTCACCTCGTCGCCGGCCTTGACGGTCTTGTTCGGGGTGACGCGCGTCAGCACGACCTTCGTCGTGGCCACCGTGCCGCCACCGCCGCCCGTGAACATGTCGCTCGTGCTGATGACCTCCCCGGCCTCGTTCAGCAGGGAGAGAGAATAGGCCTTGTCCGTGCCCTCGCCGATTTCATTGAGCTGCAGGGCGGTGCCGTAGGTGGAGGCCTTCTCGTTTATCTTGGCCGCCACGCCCTTGCCGCTGACCGGGTTCGTCGAGTTCTCGTTCACCGACTGGTCTACCTCCACCACTGGGATGTCCAGGTTCGCCACACCCTGCCCGTCGGGGGCAAGGTCTTCCGTGGCTGTGCCTTTCGTCACCCGGATTTTCTTGATGGCATCACCGCCGCCGTACCGGTTCCACGCCGAAGCCGTCAGGAAGGACGACACGTCCGTTCCCTCGAAGCGGTAGTCGAGCCACTTGCCGGCGGACGCCTCGAAAGTGATCACCATGCCGGGCTTGTCCTCGTCGGCGATGTCGGCATCTGCCAACGCGGCCACGGCGGTTTCCTTCGTGTAGTATCCGGAGCCAAGCGGATGGAGCTGCGTCACATTATAAAAGCCGTTGCCGCTTCCTCCGCCGCCCGCCTTCACCAGGTCGCCGTCCTCGTCACTCCACGCATACAGCGTGTCGCCGCAGATATATACCTTGTCCTTCAGGATGGCAGACCGCGTATCGTCAAGATACATGTCCGCTCCCGGCAGGCCGTTGTTGCCTCCAGCCCAGTTGTTGCAGTATTTGCCGTCCGTATATACGCCAGCAAACACCTTCAGGCTTTTTATATAGACGACCTCCGTCACGTTTGCGCCGGATACGGTATCCACCGCCCCGCTTTCCACGATGCGGCTGAACCGGGCGGTCGCCCCCTTCAGGGCAGCCTTGGCCGTCGATTCATATTGGGTGGCGGCCTGCTGGGCCTTGCCGGCTGCCTCGTTGGCGGTGGCGGCTGCGGAATTGGCCGCGTTCTTGGCTTCCGTGGCCGTACTGGCCGCTGCATTGGCTGTCTGGGCGGCCGTATTGGCGGCCTGCGCGGCGGCATTAGCCGTGGCCGCCGCGTCCGTGGCGGGCTTCTGGAGCAGCGTCATCGGTACGTTGACCAGTTCGCTGCCCTTTACGCCTGGGAGGGAGTTCACCCCGTTCAGCGAGGATACCGTTTCCAGTTCCTGCACGCCCTGGCTCTCCGCCTTGATGGCATTGAGCACCTGCTGTATGTCTTCCTGTGATATGGCCATAGTCAGTTCTTTTTATATTGGTTAAACGGTTTTCTTGTTCTCAGGTAGCCGGTGTCGGACTGGTGGGCATAAGCCTCCAGCTCGAAGCTGATGGCGCGGTAGGCTGTCTTCGCCTCGCGCAGCCGTGCCAGGCGCCACAGCCATTCCAGCACGTACAGCAGATAGAACGGCACATAAAGCAGCTCCTTCATCTGCGCAGTGTGGATGGCCTCGTGGTTGTAGTCCTCCGCCCTCATCGTGCAGCCCTCGCGCACGAACAGCACGCCGAAAAGGTTCACGCATTTGTAGCCCTTAAACGGGATCAGCCGGTTGTATATCACTTTCATCACCGCCTCCTTCCTTTATCTGCTTACGCAAGCCGTCTATAAATGCCGGAGTGCAATATTCGTCCGCGATTCTTGTTATCAGGGAAACCTCGGTACGGTCGTATTCTTCAGCACCCTGGCTCTTGTATATCTTCATTGCCAGCGCATGGGCACGGATGCCGTTCACATTCATATATATCAGGTCTGCAAGACTTTCCCTCGCATCGCCAGTCCGGCTTTCCTTGCCGCTTATCCCCGTAGGAATAGTGAATTGCTTGAAGTTCAATTTCATTTTCATTCTAATAAATATGGACTTAAGTTATACCTGTATGCGTATCGCTTGCCGGCATATTCCCAATAAAGGTTCTGGCAGGTATTGTTTACAAGCACCCATCCTAAACCTCCACTTGAAACTTCGCCGGTTGCTTCGTCTCTTATATAGTCGTTCTTCAATATCAGCTCCACGACACCGGCATCCAATGTAAGCACATCCGCACGGAACTCCATGGAAGTGGGTGTCTGGGCAAATAAGCCGCTGATGATTGCGCTCCCGTTTTCCGTCCTGACTGTGGTTGGAGAATGTATCGTTCTTGTCTTGATAAAGTAGGAATCCATAATCAAGACACGCGCCCCTTCATATTCCTCAGATACCGGCAGCACCACCCCACTGAATGTCGCATCGACGAAAAGGTTTGTGTTCAGTTTGTATTCATTATTGCCGGTCGTTTCATTATTTCCCAGATTTGTCGCATCGCAAATTTCCACCGGTTTGAATACTGAGTACAAGTAACCTTTCAATTTGGCGTTATTGGTTTCTATGCTGCCATCCTCCAATATCTTGAAATTCCCGTTCGCTGTCACAAGCCCCTCCAGTGATATGTTGGCAGCTGATATTCTGATATCGGAAGCGGTCTGGTCTATTACGGACACTATTCTTCCGTCGGCATCAAAAGCGTACAATTTGTTGGCCATCGCAGTTGTTACAAGGCCAGCCTTGTTCTTTAGTTGCCCGTCTTCGTCGAAATACTGCGACATCATCTCGTTGTACTTCGCCGTGGTGATGATGCTTGACGACTCGATGACGTTCCCGTCCTTGTCGAAGTTCGCCGCGGCTATCTTCACCAGCTTCTCGGACTGCTCGAACAGGGTCTTGTACTTGTAGGCCAGGGCTTCGGCCCTGTCCGTGCTCAGCACCAGCATGTACAGGTATATCTCGCCCGTGAACGCCAGCTTGAAGTCGCCTGTGCCGTTCCACAGCCCGGAGTGGTTGAACACCTGGTAGCCGTCCGTCACGCCCAGCTCGCCGTCGTAGCTGAACTCGTTGAAGTTCTCGAACCCGGTCTTGTCCAGGCCCTCGAACTGGATGGTCAGCCGCCCGGCCTTGGCCACACGGTAGAAGAAGCTCAGGTACACGGCCTCCGGCTTCTTCTGCCCCTCGTCGTTCACGTCGGTGTAGTCGGGGATGAAGCGGAAGTTTCCGCTTTTCTGCAGGATGTATTTGTTGCGTATATATACGGTGGTGCGCCCGTCGTCGGTCTTCACGCAGGCATAGTTCGTCTTGTCGGACAGCGGTGCACCGTTCGCCCATATCCATTTGTTGCCCAAAAGGAAGAAGGTGGCCTCGTTTTCGGTGTCCCACTTGTTCATGCCGTCGCCGAACGAGGCGTTGTCCAGATAGCTCCTGTCCTCCGTGAAGTCCTTGCGCAGCCCCTCCACGGCGCTCTCTATCTTGCCCTCCGTAATCTCGAAACGCGTCAGGATGTCCTCGCCAGTGGTCAATACGAACGTGCCCATCAGGTACACGTTGTCGCCGTACAGGCCGTTGCCGTGCGGCTGGTTGTCGGCCGGGAACCGGCTGTCGCTTATCCCGTCCAGGTTGCCCAGGCGCACCCGCAGGCAGCCGTCGAAGTTCTTGCCGCTCACGCCGTCCAGCACGTCCACCCTCGGCTGTCCATCCTCGGTCGCCGCGATGGAGATGAGGTTCTGTCGGAGCCGGTCCGTCGTGTTGCCCATCAGCACGCACTCGTCGCCCTCCTTGGGCTCCACGCCGCCGAACTCGCTCACGGGCACGGTGACGCCTTCCCCGTCCGAGGCGGACACTTCCACCCAATATCCGCGCAGCGACGCGCCGGTGAACTCCGCGCAGCGCATCAGGTCGTGCGCCGTGAACTCGTTTTCCTGCTCGAAGGTGATCTTGTAGTTGTCGCCTTCTTTCGTGACAGCCTTTATCTTGCCGTTGGCCGCGCTGACCACCAGCTGGCCGCCCACGCTGCGCACTTTCTCAATCAGCAGTTCCAGGGCCACCAATGTCTGCCGGATGGTCACCTTGTCAATGGTCAGGTTGCTCAGCCCGGTCAGCGCGTCCATCCACAGCTGCCAGCCCTCGCCGGTCATGCCGTCCACGAACTTCACCGACCGCAGCAGCTCGCGGATGACGGCGGTCAGCCATTCGGCGTTCCCGTCGCCGTCCACCGCCGCGCCGCTCTCCCCGGCCTTGTGGCTTCCGAAGTCGGCTCCCTTCAGGAAATGGATTTTCTCCCGGGCCGTGTCCTCGCGAAGCCTGCTCAGGGCTTCTTTCAGCGTCCGGCGTGCCGAGAACACGTTGTTGTCCGTCGGATAGGTGTTGTCCCAGCTGCGTATCAGGTCGGGGAAGCTCCCCGACGTGGCGGTCTTCACGTAGCTCTTCGCGTCTGTGATGCTGTCATTGATGGTTTCCATCGCGCCGGTACTGGTCGCGTCGCAGACCTCGATGTCCATCTGCGAGGGCAGGTTCACCTTGCGCGTGACCTTGGTGATGCGGCTGCTGCGGAAACCGGTTTCCGGGAAGTACTTTTCGCTTTCCAGGCGCACGCGGCGGCCCACGTACAGGTCGATGCCGTTCTCCTCGATGTACACATGGTCGGTCGGGGCCTTGTAGCGGCTCACGTCGATGGCGTGCTCTTCGTTGTACTTGTCCACCGCTTCCTTGAACTCCTGCTCGGCCAGCGGATAGTATTCGTCCGGCATCCGTATGTTCCACAGTATGTACTTGTCGCCGGGCTTCGGGCAGAGCGTGTCGTTCGGAAGCTGCGTGTCGTCGTCATACGGCCATGTCGTTATCAGCTCGAACTCGTGCGTGTCGCTGTCGTAGTTCGCCTCGAAATAGTAGGTGCCGTCCTCCTCGTCGCCCAGCCCGGCCAGTTCGCTGCCCTCCTGGAAGGACACGCGCTTCACCTTGCCGCCTATCTCGTAGCTGTTCGGGTCGAAGCCCAGGCTGTTGTCCTTGAAGTAGAATATCCTGAACGGGTTGCCGTCCTCGTCCGTCACCTCCTCGCTGCGCACGGAGCTGACCGTGCCGGTGCGCTTGGGGTAGATGTCGGAGAAGGCGTCCGCCTCGTAGTGGTGCCATACGCCGTACTTCTCCACGTTCACGTCCACGTGCTTCACGCCGCCGGGAAGCTGCAGCCAGCTGTGCCCGTATTTCTCCGGGTCGATGTTCTTGCTGCTGCCTATCGGGTACAGCCGGGTGTAGAACTTGGCGTTGTCGGCCATGTCGCACTCCAAGGATGTCAGACCCTTGCCGTAGCCCAGCGCCACTTCCTCGCCATGCTCGCAGCGGCACACGTTCACCGTCTGGCCCTCGCACCACCATTCGGCCCGGTTTCCGGCTTTCTCGGCCACTTCCTTCAGGGCCTCGTCGCAGTACTTGCCCTCGTAGTCGATGACGATGTTCTCCGTGCCTTCCACTGTGCCGACCTTCCAGTCGGTGGTGTTGTCCATGCCGTTGTTGATGCTCCTGACAATGAGGGCCACGTGCTCCCTCGGCGGCGCGGTCAACGTGAACACGGGTTCGTCCGCCCCGTCCGTGTCGTTCAGCACCAGGAAGCGCTTCAGCAGGCTCTCGATGCCGTAGAGCTTCACGTCGTACTTCCACTCCTGCGCGCTCACCTGCTCCGGCTTGTAACGCTCCATGAGCCAGTACCGCTCGCCCATGAACTCGGCGTAGTCGTTCACCTCCAGCGCGATGTGCTCGTACAGGGTGAAGGACAGGGTGAGCACGTTGTCACCCTGCAGCTCCTTCGCCTGCGTCGAGTTGTCGTCGCAGGGCACCTGTGTCTTGGCTGTGCCGTCGCTTCCGTATATCGTTATCATAATGCCGTTCTAACCGTGTTTTAATGTCATTCAGATGGCAGGCTTCGGTTCCCGGAAGGTCACGTAGAACCGGCTGGCCTGTTTCCCAACCTGCCAGAGGTAGGTCAGGGGTTCGTAGTCGCTGCTTTCCTTATAAAAAACGTGCAGCGTCATGTCGAGGTCGGGAAAGCGGATGTCCAGCCACCCGTCATCTCCCTGCTTCAAAAAAGCGATGAACGCCTTGTACCGCGACAGCCACTCATCCCGCGTGTCGGCATACAGGGCGAAGTACAGCTTCACGTCCCGCGCCTGGTTCCTCACCTCCAGCACCGCCGAGTATTTCTCGCCGTCCTCCTCCCGGATGTCCACCGCCACGTGGGTCTTGGTCTTCGACGGGGCCATGATGGCTTTCAGGTTGTTACGGTCGCCCCGTTTTTTCTCTACTAAGAAAGCGCCGTATGCCTTCCAGATGTCCGTGCCGTTGATTAGCACCTTGCCTGAGAGTATCGCGTCCATAGTCATTTCATTTTAAGTCCGTCCCTGATTATCTTTTTAATGTCTTCCTTGATTTCTCCGAGGTGCCTTGCACTGTTCCCGGTGTTTTCCTCAATTCGGCGCAGGCTGTCAACCGCCGCTCCCATCTGCTCGCTCACGTCGCTCATCTTCTCGTCCATGCTCGACCAGTGCATCAGCCCGGAGGTGAACATGCCTTCCAGTTTCGTGCCCTGCTCCTGGCTCATGGCGTTGAAACTGCCGGACTTGCCGCTCTGGCTCGTGCCGGACTCGCTGTCCAGGTCGACACCGGCCGCGTCCGCCATCGCGTCCAGCCGTTCCCCGGCGGCCGTCATGGCGTCCTCGAAGCGTCTGCGCCACCCGGCGAGGTAGTCCTTGTCAGCCGTCCCGTTGATGAAGGCTTCGGAAAGTTCGTCGTACAGCGGCTCGAGCACCTTGGCGAGGTCTTTGTACATGAAAGCGTTGAGGACGGCTTCCGACAGGGTGTCCTCAGTGAACTCGCCGAGTTTCGACACGTCGCCGCGCATCTCGCGGAGCGCGTCCCTGGCGTTGGAAAGGAAGCTGTCGAACGACACGCCCATGACCATCTCCTGCATCGTGGCGTAGCACTCCTCGATGTTCTGTTTCAGTTCCTCGACCGTCTTGCCGCTGTCCACCCATGCCTCGTAATAGTCGCGGGCCGCGTCGCTGAGCTTGTTCTGGTTGTAGTACAGCTCTATCTGCTCCGCGCTCATGCCGCGCAGGCTGTGCGTCTTGGAGCCGCCGTTCAGGGAGTTTCCCCATTCCCAATGCGCGTCGCTGGCCTGCAGCTTGCCCCACAGCTCGTCGTAGGCGGCGGCCTCGGCGGCCAGGTCTTTCTGGTATTGCGCGAGCTGTTCGGACTGCGCCTCCCATACGGACACGCTGGCCGGCTTGGCATAGCCTTTCTCCACCAGCCAGTTCAGCAGCTCCACGTCCTTGATGATGTCGCTGATCTGGCTCTGGTTGGCAGCGTATTCCTCGCTCCGCTCGCGGATGGCGCGGTTGGTCTCTATCTCGGCGATGTACCACTCGCGCTTCATCTCCTCCATCTTCTCCTTCCAACTGGTAAACAGGGATACGATGGAGGACAGGCCGCCCAGCACGCCGGTCACACCGCCCACGATGTCGCCGGAGAATATCTGCCCGATGCCGGTGCCCATGTCCATCATGCCGTCAACGAAAGTCATCATCTCACCGATGGACTGTGAGAAGCGGTCGCCGAACACCGCGCCCAGGGAATCGCCCCAGCCGCGTATCGTGGACGTGAGCTCCTTCCCCTTCTCGTTCATGGACTTCAACGCCCCGGACACGTCGCCGTCGTTCTTGACTGACTTCATCAGCTCGTCCCAGGAGGTCTTGAAGGCCTTGAAGGGGTTGCCTTTCTCGAGCTCTTTCTGTATCTCCTTCACACGGCGCTGCATCCGCTCGAACTCGGCCACGGTGACGGTAACCTGCTTTTTCACGAACTTGCCGTCCGCGTCCTTGGCCGGTACGGAAAGGCTCACGCCGCTGTTACCCACCTTGGCGCCGGACAGGGTCTCCTGAGCCTGGGCGTAGAAGTCGGAAAGGACTTTGTAGCCTTTTTCCGACACGTCGCCGAACAGCTTGGTGTAGAAGTCGGAGGCGCGCAGGATATCCTCTTCCAGGGAGGCTATCTCTTCCTTGTACTTTTCCGTCCGCGCCGAGATGGAGGCCTCGACCTCGGACGTGTCGCCGCCCGCGCCGGACAACCGGGCGCGCTCGGATTCATATACGGCCATGTCCTCCCGGTACTTCTCGTCGATGTCGCGCCGCCGCTGGTCGAACGTCCGGTACTGCTCCAGCAGGGCTTCGTAGCGTTCCTTGCCTTTGCTCACCTCCGTGCTTTCCACGCCGCGCACGCCTTGCTCCATGCGCCCGTGTGCCTCGGCGTAGGACTGCACGATGCCGTTCCGCTGGTCGGCGGTCAGACTGCCGCCCTGGGCTTCCCGCAGGCGTTTCTCCTGGGCCTCTATCTCGGCCAGTTCCCGCTCGTAGTCCAGGCGTATCTGCCGGAGGCGCTTGTCGCTGCCTTCCTTCATCCGGTCGATGGCTTCCTGCTCGCTCTTCCAGTGTTCCTCGCGGAGCCTTTCCGTCTCCCCGTTGTAGGCGGCGATGCGCAGGATGTCTGCCTGCATGGCCTCGAACTCGGACTGGTAGGCGGCCTGTTCGGCCTTGCGCTTCGCCTCCGCGTTGCGGTCGCCGGCATCCCCGAGCGCGGTGCGCTGGGCGTCCGTCAGCCCGTCCGTGCCGGTTTCCAGGCCGGCCTCGCGGTTCCGCCGCTTCCACTTGGCTTCCATCTTGGCGATTTCGTCGGCGCGGGCCTGGTAGTCGTCGTCTATCTGGCGCAGTTTCTTTTCAAGGCCTTCTTCCATAGCCCCGGTCTCCGCCTCGTCGTTGCTGTGCTGCAGCTCGACCAGCTCGCGCCCGAGTTCTTCCTTTGCCTGCCTGCGCCTTTCTGCTTCCCGCTCGGCCTTGTCGGCGGCCTTGCGTTCGCTCTCGGCATCCTTGTTCTCGTCCGGCTTGTACCGGTCGTATTCCTTCTTGGCCAGGCTGAGCGCGTCCTTCAGTTCCTTGGCCTTCTTCTCGTACTCCTCTTGCGTCAGGCTGTTGGAGGTGTCGGCCAGGTAGTCGTTGTAGGCTTTCAACGCCTGCTCGTATTCCTTGCGTGCCTGTGCGCCCCAGTCCGCGCTGGAGTCGCGCTTCAGGTTTCGTCGGTTCTTCTCGGCATTCAGCTTGTTGAGTTGGTACTGGAGCTCGTCACGGCTGAATGTGCCTCTCAACGCCTCATTGCCGTAGGTGATGTTCCCGTATTTTTTCTGCTCGGTGGTCATCCGGGCCAGCAGGTTCTCGCGCTGCCTTATCTGCTGCTCCAGCGTGTCGTTGCTGATACCGGTCAGGTTCTCGAAGTAGGAGTTGGCCCGTTCCTTGCGCACCTGTTCGGACAACGCTTTCCGCTTGTTGTACAGGTTCTGCAGCTCGGTGGCCTCGTCACCGGTCAGGCCGCCCACCTTGCGCATCCTCGTCCCGGAACCGTTGGCGTCCTCCCAGCGTTCGGTGGCTTTCTTGGCCTCCAGCGCGGTGATGCGTGCATTCACGCTGGCCAGCTCGTTCTGCGGCCGCGTGATGGACTGTCCAGCTTCCAGTTCGGCGATTTCCTCCTTGATGCGCTTGATGTTCTTCAGCTTCTCATACTCAGTGTCGTATTTGGCGAAGATGTCCGGGTATTTCTGTTCCAACTTGTTCAACGCCTCGCGCCGGGTGTCGGTGGCCAGGCTCTCGTCACCGGCCACGCCGCAGAGTTCCTCCAGCCTGCGGCGGTGTTCCTCCTCGGCCTCGATGGTCTTCTGCTTGGCGGCCTGGTATTCCTCCTCGGCTTCCTTCAGGCGTTCGGTCTCGGTCTTCATAGACACCATCGCGGCCACCACGCCGGCAACCAGCGTAGCCACCAGCACGTAGGGGTTGGCAAGCATCGTGGCGTTGAGCAACTTCTGCGCCTTCTCCACAATGACCAGCCAGCCGTAGTGCAGGGTCTCTGCCACGGTCAGTGCGCCCACGCCGGCCGTCTGGAGAGCCTGCATGGCGGTGACGGCCATGACGGCGGTCTTGTACGCGCCGTATGTGCCCACCAACCCGAGCAGCACACGGCCCACCTGCTCGTAATGGTCGACCAGGTAGGCGACCGCGTCCAGCGAGTTCCCGATGATGCCTTCGGACTGCCGCCCGATCTCGTTCATCATCATGCCGATACTGTCCTCGATGTTGCTGATGCGCCCGGTGATGGTCTTGCTCTGCTCCTCCATGAGGTTATAGAACATGCCGCCCTCGTTCGTGAGGTTCTGAAGGGCCTGCTGCACTTCGGGGAAGCCGACCTTGCCGGCCTCCACCATCTCGCGCACCTTGCCCTCGGCCACGCCGAGTACGTTCGCCAGTTCCCGTCCGAGGGGGATGCCTCGGCCCACGAACTGGTTGTAGTCCGCCGTATAAAGGCGGCCCTGCGTCATGGTGGTGCCGTAGAGATAAATCAGGTCGCTGAGTGGCTGGTTCAACCCGGCGGCGATGTTGCCCAGGCGGATGAGATCTTCGTTGACGTTCTCCACGTTCTCGCCGTAGGCAAGCAGCTGGCGCGCACCGCCCGCAACGCTTTGGAGGTCGAACGGGGTCGTGGCGGCCGTTCGGATGAGCTGCTGCATCAGTGCGTCGGCTTTCTCCTCGCTGCCCAGCATGGTATTGAAGGAGGCCTCCAGCTGCTGGAACTCGCCACGCACCTTGACGATGTTGCTGACCAGCTCCTTCACGGCGAACGCACCGGCTATCTTCGACACGGTGCCGCGGACGGATTCGGCTTGCCTGTCCAGGCGTGCCATCTCAGCAGACGCGCTGCCGGTCTTCACCTTCAGCTCGTCCACCTTGCGCCCTGCCTTGTCAAGACCTCCCGACAGGCGGTCGCGCATCAGTATCTCTATTTCTACCGGTTTCGTTGCCATTCTATTTCTTCAGGTTGCTTTGGAAAAATCCTACAATGTCTTTCGCCTCGTCCTCCGCGCTCTTCTCTTCTTTCTTTTTGCGTACATAGCGCGGCGCGTCGGCAAGCATCATGATGAGGGTCTGGTAGTTCACGCCTTCCAGGATGTAGTCTACGCTCCATCCTGTGGCATTCGCTATCTGCCAGACAAAGCCGAAGGGGCTATGGGAAGGCTCGTAGACCGTCTTTAACTCCCCTTCCTTTTTTGGCTCAGTCTCAGCTTCATCGGGTTCATCATCCCGGCTGATCTGATAATACTCGTAAAAGGGTCGGTGCCCAGCAGGAACACGAAATTGCGCATCGCCGCGTCCATGTAGGCCGGCTCCATGAAGTGGCGCACCCACCAGGCGGTCAGCCCCACCAGCAGGTGGCGGCTCCACCAGCCGCGGCACAGGGTGTAGGCGATCATCCGGCTCACGGCCTTGCCGTGAGCGGCGATGAAGGCCATCTCCTCGTCCTTGGTGAACTTCTTCATCTCGTCTGCCGTCACGCCCAGCGACAGATAGACTCTCGCCAGCCGTATCAGTCCGCCCAGTCGGGGGCGGCGCATCACCACGCGCAGCTTCAGGGGCTTCTTAACCAGCGGGATGCGCAGTTCCTTCAAGGGGACGGACACGCCCCTGTCCAACAGGGCGGCCGTCCCCTCGGCTTGCACCAGACGTTCCGTTGCCTTGTCCATACGTTACTCTGACGGCGTGTCGTTGATTTCGTAGGGAGCGGTGTCCGGCTCTTCGGGCTTGTTCACCTTCAGCTGGCATTCCAGCTTGGATACCTCCGTCAGCGTCAGCTTGCCGCCCAGATTGGCCATGATGGTGCCGTTGGGTATCTTCATCGCCTGGCCGCTCACGAACTGGATCTCCCACGGGCCGCGCAGCTCCACGAGGTCGGTCGGGGCCTTCCAGCCGGTGTAGCTGCCCGTGCTGCCCACCAGCGTGCCGCCAAGCACGGCCTGAATGTTCTCATAGTCCAGCTGGATGAGGTTGAACGTCGGCGCGATGGTCGCGTTCTTGTTGGCCAGTGTCAGCACCGGAGCGTCAGGTACCTGCTCGGCTTCCACGTCCGTACTCTCCGGCTTAGTGCCGCCCCAGTCCCAGCTGCCTTTCTCGATGTAGCCGATTTCCTTGCTGTTGAACTTTACCACGGCTATGCCGTATATGAATTTCTTAGTTGCCATTGTTCTTTCGTTTTAGAATGATGATTATTGTTGTTAGCACACTCAGCAGTATTCCGACCCCGAAACCGTAGAAGAATGTTTTAACGGGGTTCGAACGCTGTTTTATTTCCTCTTCGTACAGCCCGGTCATCTCCTCGTAGCGTTCCTTCCACACGGAGGATGTCCGCTCGTAGTATTCCACCAGGAGCTGCAGGCTGTCGCAGCTCGCGTACACGGTGATCACGTCCCTGTCGCGGCTTACCGACACGCTGGCCTGTCCGCTCTTCCCGCTGTATGAGGCCAGCGGAGGAAGCCTCAGAAGGCTGTCAGCCGGTATCCTCAGACTCACCTCCGACTTCGGTACCGTTTCCGTCCGTATCAGGCGGACTTCGCTCCTCATGCTGTCCGCCCGGCCCGTCGCCGTTTCCGTCTGTGCCGTTTCCCGCGCTGTCTTTCGGGTGCTCGCGCACCCCGCGAAGCACAGGGCAATCGTCATGATGCTTGCAAGAATTTGCAGTGTCAATGGCCTTGCGAAGGCGTGCCATCTCGCGTTTCGTCGCCTGAAGGTCTTTCCTCGTCGCATTGAGTTCGTCTTTTAACGGTTCGACTATGTTGTCCACTAGTATCCGGGTGGCGTGCTCAGCGTTGTCAATCCGCACGGTCTCGGCGTCCGCCTTCGCCTTCTCGGCTTCCGCGTTGGCCTTGCGCACCGTCGCGCGGAGCGTCACTATGCCAACAACGGTCGCCAGAAGGGAGCCACCCAGTACGAAATTGAGAATTTCACTGAGTTCCATGAGATTACTTGTTTGGTGTCCTGTTTATGATTTTGCCCCGGCCTTCTTCGTTATCAGACCTATGAGCCATTGCACCAGTCCTGTGTCAGCGATTCCGTTTGCCACAAGCGAGGCACCAAAACCATACAGCAGGGCAATATACCATTCCACATCGGCCACAAATCCTGCGTCCAGCCACCACAACAGCATGGCTGCCGCCAGGCCGACCATCCAGCTTACTATCTGCGTCACCAACCCTTCCATTTTCGGGAACAGGGCCTTGATGCCTTCCGTCAGCAACACCACGCAACCGACAAACCCGGCAAACGTAGCAATCATACCGTCATAGTCCGTGCCGGTAGAAATTTCACCCGTCTGGGCAAATGCGGCTGACACTAACCCAAGTATCAGCGCAAAAAACAAAATCAGCTTTTTCATTTTAGTCATTCATTTATTGATTTATACCTATTTCTTTCAGCCATGCCTGTACGTCAAACGAAGGACAGGCTTTCGCGGCCAATTGATTGTGCCCAACAACCGGGATGGAGGGGAAACGCCGGTGAAAGTCTTTCACATAGGCTTCCATCGCTTGCTTCTGCGCTGGTGTACGGGTGTCCTTGGGGGTCTTGCCGTCAGCGGCAACGCCGCCGACGTACACAACGTGCCGGGATGTGGAGTTGTACCCTTTTGCCCCGTTGGTAATCTCCCAGGGATCCACCTGTGCGTCCTCGTTGTTGTCCACCAGGCGTTCCACCTTTCCGTCCAGGTGTATTATGTCGGTGTAGCCGACCTGCTTCCACCCGCGGCCACCCTTGCTCACCGGGTCGGTGTGCCAGTGGCGGATGTCCGCCGCGCTCACTTCGCGACCTTCAGGAGTGGCCGTGCAGTGCAATACCAAACGTTTCAACTGTGCCATACGTTATTCCCCCTGTTTGGCTTGCGTAATGGTCACTTTGGCCGTCTTGCCGCTGTCAGAATTCAACGTAATGGTCAGGGTACCGCTTTTTTCACTTCCGGTGTCATTAGCTTCCGCCGAGATGGTCACGCCAGTTTCCGTTTCTTCAACGTCAAATCCGGACGGGGCCGCTCCCACGGTATATTCACCGCTGGCCGTTATGGTCACATCCTTGCTTCCACCCTCCGCCGGAATGGCCACCGTATTCGGGTCGGCCGAAATCGTCTTGGCCGCCGGCTTGAAGACGGGAGTGTCACGGCTGTCCAGTACCACCATTTCCTCGCCGAAAGCGATGTTGGTGTCCGCCTTCATCAGCATCTTGAAGAAATACAGCTCGCTGGCGTTTGAAATCTTGTCTATCTGGATGACGTTCTCGTCGTCCTGCAGGTTGACGGCGGCGAAGAGGTTGCCGTCGGAATCGGGCGAGCACAGAGTGGCCACAATCAGATCGTCAGGCCATGCGGCCAACGTCTCGATGGTAATTCCCTTGTAACGGCGTGCGTTCACGTCTGTTTCGCTTGCATTCTTGGCCTCGCGCTCGGTCAGTTCGTCATCGTACTTGTCGAAATCGTCAACGCTCATGATGATGCGCAGGTTCGGATTGTTGCGGATGGCCTTGGGTATGGCGCTTCGCACAGCTTTCAGTTTGCCCAGCATGGTTTCTTCCTCGCTGTCCACGATGATGAGTTCCGTGTCCTTGGTCATCTGGGTGAGGATGCCGTTGAACAGGTGGTCATCGTCATCGCCGTACTCCCCGTTGATGTAATGGTCGCCCAGCTCGAACTGCACCTGCTTGGCAAGCTCGGCCAGGAGTGCGTTCTGGGCTTCAGGGGGCAATTCGGCAAACACAAGGTTACCCTTGGGCTGCCATTTGCGCCAAATCTGCTCGAAGGCACGGGGATTGAATACCGTGAATGCCATGAAGTCTTTCGGGTCAAGGCTCTTCTCGTCGTAGTTGAAGTTGCCTTTCGAATCCTCCACGCCTGGATTCTCCTTGCGCTTCTGCAGCATCTTGCCGCTTCGCAGACGAGGCAGGCTGATTTTCTTCTCCACGCCGGGAATGACCATTATCAGCCCTTTCTCGACAATCTCGTTGCCGGTGGCGGCGAGCGTCAGAAGCTGCTCCAGTACCTCGCCGCTGTAATTGGTGTTCTTTACTACTATTGCCATGTCTTTTACTTGTTAAGTTTGTCCTTGATCTCTCGCATACGCTTGTTCCAGGGGCTCTCTCCGCCCGGTTCCACCTTGATGTCTTCCATGACCTTGCGCTTCGGTGTCAGTGAAGCCAATACCTTCTTGCCTTCTTCTGGGCTTGACTTCAGGATGTTCTCGTACATGGGACGTGTCTCGGCATTGATGCGCCCGTCGGCCTCGGCCGCGTCAAGCAAGGCTTTCCGTGCAGCCTCCTCGTCAGCGGCCGCCTTGTCCTCGAACTCCTTCACTCGCGCCTTCAGGGAGGCGTTTTCTTCTGCCAGACTGCCGGCACGACCCGCTTCCTGCGCATAGGCCTGGGCCTTGGCAATCACCTCTTCCTCGCTCTTACAGTCCTTGAACGAGGGATGCTTCCTAATTTCCTCAAGATTCATTTTGTCCTTGTTTTGTGGCTCAACGAGCCGGTTATTGAATAAAGTGTAGATCTGTTCCGGGGTACTGTCCTCCGGTACAGGCTCCGCATCATAGATGCCGTCAATAAAACCGAGGCGCAGGGCCTCGTCCGCGGTGAGCCAGTGGTCTTCGCCGTCAAAATAGGCCGCCTTCACTTCCTCCTTGGTCATGCCCAGGCGTGCCGCGTAGATGTCGCCCAGGCTGTCCTCCAGGCTCTCTATCTCCTCGATGCACTTCTGCATGTCCTTCTTGTTGCCGTAACAGCCACCGCTGACACTATGCAGCATCAGCCTTGCATACTTGCTCATCTCGACGGGCTTTCCGCACAAGGCTATCACGCTGGCCATGCTGGCCGCGATGCCGTCCACATAGATATGCACGTCCGCCTTGCTGTTCTTCAGCGCGTTGTAGATGGCGATGCCGCAATATACTTCGCCTCCGTTGCTGTTGATACGCACGTTGACGCGCCTGTTCACCTTGTCCGCCTCCATCAGTTCCTTTGCGACACGCCCGCTCTGCACGTCATAATAGTCGCCGATGTCACCATAGAGGAAGATGGTGCCCACGCCGTCGCTGTCCGTCTGTATGTTGAAAAACTTGCTCATTGTACTATTGTCATTACTGCGGTTTGCCCGCGATTCATGGTGCAAAAATGCAATAAATCAACGGAGTATGGAAACCGCGTTTTTATCATGCCGGACTATGGCGTTATGATAACGGCACAGGGCTTCATCATGCGGACGGCTTTTCGTAAAGCGGGCTTTTTGTAGCAATTTTGCACTATGAATCATAACTGAAAGACAGGAATATGGCAGCAGATTTGACCAACGCCCAGAAAAAGGAATGGGCAAAGACCTTATACCTGCGCGAGAACCTCACGCAGCAGGAAATAGCCGACCGCGTGGGAGTGTCGCGCGTGACAGTATCGAATTGGGTACGCGCCGGGAAGTGGGAAGAACAGAAGGCCGGACTCACACTTACAAGGCAGGAGCAGGTGGCCAACCTGTACAGGCAGGTGGCGGAGATCAACAGGGCCATCTCGGCACGCGCCGAAGGGGAGCGCTACCCTAATTCCAAGGAAGCGGACATACTCGGCAAACTGTCGGCATCCATCCGGAACATGGAGCAGGAAACGGGCATTGCCGACATCATCAGCGTGCTCACCGGCTTCATCGAATGGCTCCGACCGCTTGACCTTGACAAGGCAAAGGAACTGACAAGGCTGGCGGACGCATACATCAAGGACAAACTATAAACGTGGCGGCACATGAAACAGGCTGACAAAATAGCACTCCTGGACTGGGAGAAATTCAAGGAGGACATCGCAAGGGCTACACCCGTTGACAAGTCCATGTCCGCACAGGACAGGGAAAAGCACCGCCTGTACCTTGAACGCCACCCGGTGGAATGGATAAAGTTCTTTTTCCCTAACTACGCCAAGTATGAGTTCGCAGGGTTCCAGAAACGTGCCATACAGCGTATCCTCGCACATGACGAGTGGTTCGAGGTGCTGTCCTGGAGCCGTGAGCTTGCCAAGTCGACGGTCACCATGTTCATTGTCATGTACGTCACGCTGACCGGACGGAAAAAGAACGTCATCATGACGTCCAACAGCAAGGACAACGCGGTCAGGCTGCTGGCTCCCTACCGGGCCAACCTGGAAGCGAACGGGCGTATAGAAGCCTACTACGGGAAGCAGGAAACGCCCGGTTCATGGACGGAGGACGAGTTCATCACAAAGGGAGGCGTGGCCTTCAGGGCGCTCGGTGCAGGGCAGTCGCCGCGCGGTTCCCGCAATGAGGCCGTCCGTCCGGACGTGCTGCTCGTGGACGACTTCGACACGGACGAGGACACCAAGAACCCGGACATCATACAGAAACGATGGGACTGGTGGGAGAATGCGCTATATCCGACACGTTCCATCTCGGAGGCGACACTTATCATCTTCTGCGGCAACATCATCGCCAAGGACTGCTGCGTGGTACGGGCCGGAAGCATGGCCGACCATTGGGACATCGTGAACATACGCGACAGGAACGGGCATTCCACATGGCCGGAAAAGAACTCCGAGGAGCACATAGACCGCACGCTCGCCAAAATATCCACCAAGGCGGTGCAGGGGGAATACTTCAACAACCCGGTTTCCGTCGGCGAAGTCTTTGAGAACATCACCTACGGCAAAGTTCCTCCTTTGTCGAAGTTCAAGTTCCTGGTCGCATACGGCGACCCTGCACCGGGCGAAAGCAAAGGCAAGAAGGGCAAGTCTTTCAAGACGGTCTCCCTGCTCGGCAAGCTCGGAGGAAAGCTTTACGTCATAAAGACTTTCCTTGCCCAGGCATTGAACGCGGAATTCATCGGGTGGTATGTCAAGATGCTGGAATTCGTGAACGGGAAATCCACGGTATATTGCTACATGGAGAACAACAAGCTGCAAGACCCGTTCTTCCAGCAGGTGTTCAAGCCACTGGTGGCCAAAGTCTGCAAAGAGCACAAGATCGCGCTACACATTCGGGGCGACGAGGAGAAGAAGACCGACAAGGCCACGCGCATTGAGGCCAACCTGGAACCGCTCAACAGGGAAGGCAACCTCATCCTCAACGAAGCGGAAAAGGACAACCCACACATGAAAGAGCTGGAAGACCAGTTCAAGCTGTTCACGCTATCCCTGCGCTATCCGGCAGACGGCCCGGATGCCGTCGAGGGCGGCAACCGCATCATCGACGAACTGATGCGCAGGGCGGAACCGCCGGTGTTCAAGACACGGAAAGACCTGCGGGGGCGCAACAAACGCAGAATGTGATACATTCATTATTCACTCTTAATTCTTCATTACAACTATGAGCCAATTTGTAGAACTGACAGACTATGACGCAAGCATCCACCGCGATATTCTGGACGCGCTTGTAAGGGAGGACGAAACCATCGTCGAGGTGTGCGAGGACAGGGCCATCGCCGAAATGAGGTGTTACCTGTCTAAACGGTACGACTGCGACAAAATCTTTTCAGCCACCGGAACAAACCGGAACCAACTTGTGCTGATGATGGTCATCGACATTGCTGTCTACCACATCTTCTGCATCCACAACCCGCAGAAGCTCTCGCAGATACGGAAAGACCGATATGAGCGGGCCGTGGAATGGATGAAGGCGGTGGCCGCCGAGGAAATCTCCATCGAGGGGGCACCGCTGCTGCCGGAGGAGGAACGGGCCGGCAAATCCTCGTTCCGCATACAAAGCAATCCTAAAAGAGTAAACCACTGGTAAAGTTATGAACAAGAGAAAGAACAGAAACAAACGGGGAATTATCACCGTGGGAGGCAACCTCATGGCACCCGGACAGAAACGACCGAACGTCATCGTGCTCACGCAGCCCAAACGTTTCGGACTGGACATAGCGGACTACATGGCAGCCATACGGGCCGCCGAGAACGTGGATTTCTCGCGGCGTTACAAACTGTACGACCTGTATTCGGACATCCTTATGGACACGCACCTTTCCTGCGTGATGGAAAAGCGCAAGAATGCGGTGCTGTGCTCCGAAATAGAGTTCCAGAGGAACGGGAAACCGGACAAGGCGGTGAACGAGCAGATACGTTCCCCGTGGTTCAACAGGCTGGTGGGGGACATTATCGACGCCAAGTTCTGGGGCTTCACGCTCTGCCAGTTTTACAAGGAAGGGGAATGGGCGGACTACGACCTTATCCCGCGCAAGCATGTTGACCCCATAAAGAAGCTGATCCTCCGGCACCAGACGGACATGACAGGACTTCCCTGGGACAATTATACGGACTTGCTGTTTGTCGGCAGTCCTGACGACCTGGGGCTGCTGGCCAAGGCGGCACCGTGGGTCATCTACAAGCGGAACACCACGGGTGACTGGTCGCAGTTCTCCGAGGTGTTCGGAATGCCCATACAGGAGTATATCTACGACTCGGACGACGAGGAGTCCAGGCAAAGGGCGATGGAGGATGCAGCCAATGCCGGAAGCCTCGCACAGTTCTTCCACGCCAAGGACACGGAGTTCAAGCTGACGGAAGCCGGGAACAAGACAGGCTCTGCGGACGTGTACGAGCATCTTTGCGAACGGTGCAATAACGAGATTTCAAAGCTCGTGCTCGGCAATACGCTGACCACGGAGTCGTCGGAAAACGGCACGCAGGCACTTGGAACCGTACACAAGAAGGTGGAGGACAAGGTGGCACAGGCAGACAAAAGGTATGTCCTGGACGTACTCAACTATGACATGGCCGACATATTCGCACGCATCGGCATCAATACGGCCGGCGGCGAGTTCTGCTTCCCGGAGAAAAAGGACATCGACCCCACTTCAAAGACTAATATTCTCACACAGCTGAAAACGAGCTTCAACCTGCCGGTGTCGGACGATTACCTGTACGAGGAGTTCGGCATTGAAAAGCCTGCCAACTACGAGCAGATGAAGAAGGAGCAGGAGGATGAACGGGCAAGGAAGGAGGCCGCTGCTGCGCAAATCCGCAAGCAGGACGGCGATGACAAGAAGACGGACGGGGATGACGGCGGCGAGGAGCCGGAACCTACGCCCGCACAGAAAAAATCCTTCCGAAGCTGGCTGGCCGGTTTTTTCGGGAAAGCCCCGTCAGACGGCGGGGCAGCTTTAGACTGGTAGTCGATGAACTCTACGGGGCCAAGGACGGCGATGTCTCCACTGGCTTTGAATTTTCCTACGAAGTGCTCAGGCGTGCCCTCCTCAACATTTACAGCAAGGACTTCCACCCGGCCACGGATATTGAGGTCAACCTGTTCGGTGAGATATGGGCGAAGATGAACGAAGCGGCCCGGAAAGGGTTCAGGAAATCGAAAGCCGCAGACCCGGACGATGATTTCAGGGATGCCATACTTCGGAACAATGCCGTGTTCTCGGCATTCAAGGTACACCGGATGCAGAACGACATGGCACGTCTGCTGCTGGATTCGGACGGCAATCTAAAACCGTTCGAACAGTGGCGGAAAGAGGTTATGCCCATCGCATCCCACCAGGTGGGCACATGGTTGCGCACGGAATACGACACGGCGGTTATACGCGCCCACCAGGCGGCCGACTGGCGGCAGTTCGAGCGCGAGAAAGACATCCTGCCCAACTTGCGCTGGATGCCATCCACGTCCGTACATCCGGGTGCAGACCACAAGAGGTTCTGGGGAACAGTCCGCCCGATCGATGACTCCTTCTGGAGTGAGCACCGCCCAGGCGATAGGTGGAACTGCAAGTGCGGGCTGTCCTCGACGGATGACCCGGTAACATCGGTGCCGGATGCCACACCACAGGACAAGCCACAGCCCGGACTTGAAAACAATCCGGGTAAGGATGCCCAACTCTTTTCCGACAAGCATCCCTACCAGGCTGAAGCACACAAGGGAGCAAGGAAGGCTGTCGATAAGTTGACGGCACGCATTGATGAAATGATAGCAGAAATGCCGGACAATCTTACCGGCGAGGAAAAAATGGCCATCGCCAGGAATAATCTCGAGATTGAAAAGGCTCTCAAAATCACAAAAGGGAAGCCGATGGATGTGGATAAAGCCGACAAGCAAAATGCCAATCCGAAATTCACAGAAAAATTCATTCCTGACCCCAAAGGTGCTTACATGGACAGAAGGACGAAGGAGAGATTCAGCCTTAATCCCAATTACAATGAGCAATATAGCGTAAACTGCCAGACCTGCGCACCGGCCTATGCACTGCGGTTAAGAGGATTCGGTGTTACGGCGAAGGGGAAAACGCCCGGCTCAAAACTCGAATACTTGAGTAACGGACATGCTTTCGAGGTTTGGAAAAACATTGACGGAACACCAGCCAGTCATACCAGCATAAATGACTGGCTTTCAGATAAAGGATACAAAAAAATGACTTCAAAAAGATATATGGAGTTTTTTAATGAAGTCTGCAAGGATGAAGGAGTTTATGAGTTGAGTATCGGGTGGAAAAGCGGAGGTGGTCATGCAACCATTCTGCAACGGTTCAAAAACGGAGAACTCAAATATATAGAACCCCAGAAAGACAATTCGAAGGGATCAAAGGACGAGTGGAAAGATGTCAAATACTTATGTGACAACGGGGCTTCAAGCTCACACAGATGTAGGGGGATAATGAGAATAGACAACAAGCTATTCGACATCTCCTTCGTCAGTATCTTTGATAAATAAGTTGATAGTATCCAATGCTTCAAATCCGGTAATGGTGAAGACTGAGCCGTTTTCATATTGGAATACGAATGGGAAACCCGTACATGAATCTTCCGGGAACTTGAACACATAATAATCCGCTCCTTCATAGTTACCAAGGTACTCGAAGGAATCGCCGTATTGCTCAATAAGCTGACGGGCCTCGTTCTTTACTTGTTCCGGTATATTCATAACGCATAACAGGCATAAATGTATGCCTCGGTTGCAAAGTTACAAATTATTCTTGAATTACTGTTGATTATGGACATAAAAGATTTCGCGAAACTGATAGAGCGTAAACGCAAGGAACTGGATACGGCCATGCGGCGCAGGATGCCGGTCATAGCCGGGCGTATGGCCAAAGACCATTTCCAGGACAACTTCCGGCAGGGAGGGTTCGTCAACGGAGGACTGCACCCGTGGCCGAAAGCAAGGAGGCTGTCATCGGGTGGCACTGATGCCGCCAGCAAGTACGGCACGCTGCTTTCCGGACGCAACCACCTTTTCAGCTCCATCAAGTACATGCCATCCGACTACCGGGTCACCGTCGCCAACGAACTTGTATATGCCCCTATACACAACTGGGGCGGTATGGTATCCGTGAACGTGACAGACCGCATGAGGCGCTTTGCCTGGGCGAAGTTCTACAAGGCTTCAGGACGTGCAAGAAAAGCCGCCACAGGGCAAAAGAAAGGCCGAAAAGCGGGTAAAAAACAGCAAGCGGGTAAAAAACAGCAAGCGGCCAACCCGCAGGCTTCATTCTGGAAAGGGCTTGCGCTCACCAAAAAAAAGAAGCTGGCCATACATATCCCGCAAAGGCAGTTCCTGGGCGAAAGCAAGGAGCTGACCACAAAAATAAATGAGAGAATCGAAAAGGAAATCAGGAACATCTTAAACTCATAAAATTATGGAAGAGATTTTTATTGCCATCATGGAGCAGATCGCCCGTGAAATGCCGGAACTGTCACTCATCGACGAGGACTACGGCCAACTGGAAATGGGAGCGGAAGAAGACCACTATCCGGTCACGTTCCCCTGCGTGTTAATAGGGAACACGGATTCAAACTGGCAAGACCTCGGCTACGGGGCACAGAACAGCGAATCGCTCATCACCATCCGCCTTGCCATTGACTGTTACCATGACACCAGTTATGCCTCCGGCACCTACGACAAGGCCCGTGAACGCCAGCAAATGGCGAACAAGCTGTATAAAGCGCTGCAATGTCTGGAATGTTCAGAGAACGCATCGCCGCTTGTCAGGGAGAAAAGCCGCGACTATGCGTTGCCTGGTTATATCAAGGTCTTTGAAACCACCTTCTCGTTCACGCTGCATGACGAGTCGGCGATGGAATCATAGGACTGGGAACAGTTCAAGCTGGGCAGCCGTCAGCCGTGGCACCTTCACCTTGGGCAGGGGCTTGATGTTCCTGTCCTTCCCTTCACGGGACATGCGCCGGATGATGGCCATGATGCGCTCCTCTGATATGAAGAACTCGCGCTCCGACAATACGCGCAGCGCATCGTCGAAACGCAACCGCTGTACCTCTGTCCAATAGTAGTAACGTCGGCACAACGCTGCGTCACGTAGTTTTATCAGTTCTTTATCCCGGCCTTTTCCCATGACATAATTTCTTAATACAAAGATAGTTGATTTCGGACTATTTTATACACAAAAGCGCCGCAAATATGCAATTTGCGACGCTTCCCGTTTAAGAGGTCAACGGTTTTTCCCTACAGACGGCAGAAACTCGGCTCTATCCGCGTCCACACGCCGTTTTCAGGGTTGCGCTGGGAGAAGTAGTAGTTGGTGGCGTTCCGCTGCACCACGTTGGCCTCCTTGAACAGCCGCATGATGTCGGCATACTCCTCGTCGAACTTATCCTCCAGCTCATAGAGCTTGGAGATGCTCTTGTAGTCCAGATCACCCATCTTGTTGCGCTCCAGCAGCGTCATCGCCATCTGGTACATCGGATCGTCGGCCCCTTTCTCGCTGTTTTGCATGTAGCGTTTCAGGTAGTCGATCAAGCGTTCGGCAGCCATGTCGGCACGCTCGTCGAAACCTTTCACCTTGTTGCTTTTCACCTCCAACCGGAAATCACCGTCGGTGATGGTGTAGCTGCGCTGGTCATCACTCTTCACCTGCCCGTACTCCTTCATGACGGCCGTGAACCCTTCGGTTTCTTTCTCCAGCCAATCGCGGAAGCCTTTCACGTCGGTCACGAGTTCGGTCACCTTGGCTTTCACCTCGTGCATGAACTCGCCGCGCAGGGCTTCGTATGTTTCGCGGCGGGCAATGCGGTCGTCCTTCTCTTCCTGCTGCAGCTGTGCCAGCAGGGCTGCCCTCTGTTCCTTACTCATGGACTTTACGTCCACGCTCTGAATGTTATGTTCCATTGTCTTTGCTTTTAGAGTTAAACATTGTATTCTTCTTCGTAGTCCTGCACTTCCATTTCCGGTGGTGCAGACAAAATTTCATGCCTCCCGTATGCCCAGTCGGCCAACTCGCCGAAAAACTCGGCCTGTTCGTCCCATTCATATCCCTCGGTAGCTTCCGTTACCTGTTGCTGCACGAGCTTCAATGTCTGTCTTAGTTCCTGTTTCATATTAATCAGTTTTTATCGGTTTCTCTTTTACGTCTGATGGCACGCAGTTTCTTCAGCAGCAGGTACAACTCGTTCCCGTCCAGTTCCCGGAACACCTTTCCGGCAATCCGCTTGTCCCGGCAGAACCCGTCGACCTTGTTCCAGTCTGCCGTATCTATGCCGAGCAGCTGCATCTGGTGAAGTACTGCGCTCCGCTTTTTCCTCATTTCCCGGCGGTACTTCTCGCGCCGTTCATCATATCCGGCCACACGCTGCATCTCGTCGCACATGGAGCGGTACTCGCATTCATCCATGAGGTGCAGGTGCGACGTGCGCCCATTCGTGAACTGGTAGACCAGCGTTTCCTTATCCGCTCCGGGTAGTTTGTCCAGCAAGGCATAGAACCTCGCATAATTACGCTCCGCTTCCATACCTCAAACATTTAGCGTGACTTCAAACAATACCTTTATACCGCATGAACTGGCCACGTCAAGCTCCAGCTTAGCTCCCTTGCTCAGTTCCCAGTCCTTCAGCATATAGATATAATCACATTCGAGCAGCAGGGCGATGTCTGCCCTCATGTGTTCCCTCCAGTGTGCTTCTTCCGGCAGACCGTTCTTGAACGGGTTGACCGGTTCGAAGCCCATACGTTTCAATACTTTCTCCGCATCGGCAAACGCAGCCTTGCGCTCGCCCAGGTCATAGTGCGCTATGGCGCCGCTGATGTAAACCTTCTTATTCATTCTCCTTTGATTTTTGGTATTCCAGATGCCTTCTGTAACGTTCGGGTACCACCACCTCGTAATTGCACTGGCGGCAGCACTCCCCGCTTTCTTTTATCGGATATGGATTGTAACCGTATCCGGTAAACTTCATGCCGCAGATGCAGCATGTCTTTTCTTCGTCTTTTTGTTCCATAGTCACAAATCTTTTATGTTTACCTTGCACGACGGATGCCATACCTGTATGTTCCTGGCAAACATCACGTCCCGTGTTTCTATCACTATATGTCCCCAGGTCTTTGCCTTCCGCAGCCGGAGGTCGCTTTCAATATTACGTTCCGCCCAATCCCTTGCCACTTCGGCCGCTTCGTCCTTGGGAAGAAGCAACTGGTACAGCTTATTCTCCCATTCCATCATCCTGTATTTTATCTTCTGTTAATGCCTTGGAGGCTCCCTCCTCCCATATCACGTATGGCTCGCCGGGGTGTTCCATGAAACGGCTCTTGCACCATGCCTTGAAGCAGCTCACCATGATTTTCACGTCCGCGTCGTATTCCACCTTCCGAGCCGTCCTGCCTGCCGGGTGCATGCCCTCGGCATGGCTGATGAAGATGAACAGCTTTTTTGGATGGCGCTCCTTGAAGGCTTTGTATTCAGGATAGCTCAGGCCGCTGTACTGGAAGCTGTCTATGATCACCACGCCGGGGCTGCCCCTGCGTTTCAGGCGTTCCTCCAGCTGCTCCATCGACTCGCGGTCGAGGATGACAAGCCGTTTGCGTACTTCGTCCATCTTGTGCCGCTTCAGCGACATCTGGAAGGAAAGCCCGGTGCTTTCCTCCAGACTGTCGTATATCACCTTGCCGAACGAGCAGAGGTACTTGGCCAGCTGCATCACGAACGAGCTCTTACCGTTGCCGCTCGCACCCCAGACTATCCACACCCCATTCCTGGCCGGCCGCCCGATAGAGGCGAGCCACGGGCCGGTGAACTCGTAGCGCGGTATCTTCATGTTCAGCACCTCTTTGGGGCTGTATGCCCGTTTCAGCCTCATGCCTGTATCCTCCTCAGTTTCTCTATTTCCGTATATACCCTGCGGAGCCCTCCGCCGGTGGCGTTCACTATCCGGGCGATGTCCGAGCCTTCAGGCGCGTTCACCTTGGCCACGATGGCGGCCTGCGCCTTCAGGAACTTCTCGCGCTCCCTTGCGTCGTCGGGTGTCACCTTGCTGTACGTGTCGCCGTAGCGGCTCAACATTTCCGTGTAGCCTACCTTTTTGCCCTCGATGGCGCGGTTGATTTTCTCCTTCAGGCCGTCCGCGCCCATCATGTACCAGGCGCAGCAGCGTTCCGTGGCGTTCCACAGGGCCTTCAGTTCGAGGAAGGCTTCATATTGCAGGTCGCCGGCCTCGTCCAGCACGACAAGCGGCGTGTCTATCGTGCGCAGGTAGGCAACAAGGTCTTCGTACACGTCGGAGTAGCGTCCGTAACTGCCTACGCCGAACTCCTTGGCGATGTACCGTATCAGCTTCAGCTTGGTCTTCACCTGCGAGCAGTCCACGTACACGGCGTTCTTGTGCTGTTTCACGTAAGCCTTTGCCGTGAAGGTCTTGCCGATATTCGGCATATCGCACAGGATGGCGCTCAGGCCGCTGTCCTGGCACGCTTCCAGCTGCTTGCTGATGAACACGTAGGTCGGGGTCTTGGCCGCCGTCCACGGCATTTCCGTGCGCAACTGCACACCCAGCCTCCGGGCAATGCCCACCCAGTTGGCGTCGCTCACCTGCCTTTCGTAGTTCCCTTTCTTGATGGCGTTGTACACGCTCGCCGCTATGCCCAATGCTGTTGCGTGGCGGTTGTCACTGGGATAATTCTCACGGTCGGCGGCTATCGCCCCCGCAATCCGTTGTTTCACTTCGCTCGTTATTTCCATTTTGAATGCTGTTTTAATGTCTTTCCAATGTCGTTAAAGTTTAGCTACCGCGTCGGTTTCGTAATGTGTCACGTCCAGGTATGCGGAGTAGTCGTCCTCCCCGGTGTGTGGCTTCACCTCCACCGCCTCGGCCTTTATGTCCGTTATCTCTTTCGTTTCTTCCTTGTTGAGGATGCCGACCTTCTTTATCTTGCCGTCCTTCATCATCTTGTCGAACTTGGCCACGTATTTTGCTTGTTCGGTGTAGGCGGCCTTGTCGGCTTCGGTTTGTTCGGCCGTGGCCTCGTTGTAGCGCGTCACGGGCTTGCAGGTGGCGATATAACGTCCGTGCTGGTAGATGTACACCTCGTCGATGTTGCCGTCCTTGTCGGGCAGGTAATAGGCTTCCACCTTGTAGTTCCTCGGCTCCAGCTTTGCGATGATTTCAGGGTCGGGCAGGATGAAGTTCTTGTACTGCACCGAGAAGTAGCTGTTGTTGCGGATGGTGGTGTCGGTACGGAAGCCGATGTAGCGGTAAAGCACGGCTTTGTCCCAGGGTGCGAGGTTCGGGTTCTGACGGGCGCAGAGCACGTCCCAGCGTGTCATGCCAGGGTACTTCTTCTGGTTCGGGTGCAGCTGGCTGTTGTACTCGCCGATGGCGCGTATGTCGTCGGCCACAAGCTCGTCGTAGGTGTAACTCTTTACCTTGTAGGTGTTGTTCTTCTCGTCGTACACCTTCTCCTCTTTCGGGCGGTTGGCCTCCAGTTTGGCGTACCATCGCCCGATGCCCACCTGGGTGCGCTTTTCCACGCCGTACTTTTTCGCCCGGTTGAAGTGCTCGGCGCGTTTCTCGCGTGAGTTGCCGGGGTTGCACCAGCGTATCAGGGGAAACACCGTGCCGGCCTGCATCAGACCGTCGGCGAAGTCGCTGACCAGGTGGTGCTCCACCTCCAGCTCGGCAGGGATGTACATGCCGTTCCGGTCAAGGGTCTGGAACATGTTCCTCATGCAGTCAAGGAACAGCTCGGCGGTCTTCAGCCGGTTGTAGGCGTAGCCCACCACGGCACCGCTCACCACGTCGTAGGCATAGTAGGCTTTCACCCTATTGCCGTCCTTCATCGGTCGCGGCAGGTCGCGGTCGTCGAGTGAAATCTTGCTGAGCGACCATTCTCCCACGTGGCGCAGGTGGTACGGACGGTAGGCGTTGTTGAAGTCCCACTGGCTCATGTGCAGCTTGGCGCGCAGGGCCTTGTTTTTCGGGTTGTTCAGGTAAGCCGCCACCGTGGCAGGGCTCAGCACTATCGGGTTGCCGTCCTTATCCGTGAAGTCTGCCGGGTTAAGCAGTTCACCTGTTTCCGGGTCAAATAGTTCTTTGTCGCCCTCCACAAACATGTTGTATTGCTCCCATACCGTAGTGTTGAACGGCTGCTCCGGCTGCGCGTCTATGGCGAGCAGCAACCGCTCGATGCCGTAGGTCACCTTCCGGCGGTTCTGGTTCATGAACTTTCCGCTGATCAGGCTTTCGTAACCTTTCGTCCTGAAGTCGCTTACCTTGCGCTTGAAGCGGTTGGCACTCACCGGAAGCGTGTGCCCGAACTCTGCCTGGTAGTAACTGATGGCACCGGCCATTTCGCCCCAGTTCACCGGGCCGCCCTTCATCGCCTTTCGCATCAGGACGGTGTCCTCCATCACGGCCAGCACGGCTTCTATCACCGATGCGTTCACCGTGTACTCCTGTATGTGCTCCGGTGGCAGCGCGTCGCCATTCTCGAAACGGAAGGCGGTGTAGAACTCCCGTGCCTTCGCGTCGATGCGGAAGTGGCTGCCGAACCAGTTCTTAAGAATGTCCTCTTTCATATCTCCGTATTTTTCCTTGATTTTTTCCTGAAAGCGTAAGGGCAACGTGGCTATTTCCACCAATGCGTAACCTCCCAAACCTCTTCCTGAGCGTACCACGTTGATTTTGCCATTTGCCGACAGCTTCTTGTAGTTGGAATCCGACATGACGGGATTCGGCTCACAAGTCAGGTCATGGTGTGATATGCACAATATCTTTCCGTAGTACTCCATCGTGTTCTCGTCTTTACAAGGCTGCTGCCATCTGCTCAACTTCGTACTGCAGCTGCATGAGGTCGGGTACGGTGATGCTCTTGTAGCTGTCCTTAAGTTGTCCGTCCACGTACACCGAAACATCTCCGGTTTCTTTATCCACCACAAGTTTCACTCTTGGCCCGAAAGTCTGGGTCATGGTCTTCTCGACTTCTTCATGCGTAGTTTCGCATTTCGGCATATAACCGTCAGTCAGCTTGCCGCCGCGTTTCAGGGCAAGCTGGCGAATCCGGCGTGCCTGGTCGCTGTCACGCTTGAAGTTCAAAGCCTGCCATACGGCCTGGCGCGAACACTTGAAAGCCTTCATCAGGAAGGTCTTTGTTTCGTTGTCTGTCAAAATCTGCTTTCTCATTTCTTCTCCTTTTTAAGTTCTCCGTATATTACTTCCAACAGTTCCTCACACACGCACGACAAGTTCTCTATCACCCGTAAGGCATCCGAGTCGTCTTGTTCCGCTACTGTCATGAGGCTTCTGCCCAGCGTCATTGCCTGGTCAGCGATGTTCTGCGTGTGGGTCACGCAGCCAATCAGGGTGCGCAGTTTCTGCTTGAACTGCTCCTCTTGCCTTGTTTTGTCAAATGTCTTTGCCATAATTCTCATTTTTGATTGTCACACATGGTGGAGCGCGGGGAGTCGAACCCCGGCGGCTTTCGACGCGTTCATGCTTTCGCTTTCGATTTACCAACTTTCCGGCCGCGCTGTCCGAGCCGCTCCTTGCCCGTCTTTCCGGGCTGCCAGTTATCCGGCAATCTTCTTACCGCATCTGTCTTTTGTTTGCCTTACGCAGGCATGTCCATAATCATCCTGCCTTGACATTCCACGTATGACCATTCCACCTCCCCTGATTGTCCAGTCGCAATCGTATGGACAGCTTTCCACATAGCCCCTCACAATGTCCTTCACGTGTGTCAGCGTACATTTCTTGAACTCCCAGCGGCACACCCTGCCGTCCGTGGCCGTCAGCATAACCGCCCAGACATCGTCCCTGCACATCATCGTTTTCATTTTTCAGTACCTCCATTGTTTATACGTGCAAGCATCATCTTGAACTCTCGCACCACCTGCTGCTTTACCTCCCCGTCCAACAGGTGGGCCGTATTGAAGGAGGCGTTCGTGCTGTGGTTCTGCACCGACCCGCACAGCAAGTCGTCAGTAAATCCTTCCACCATGTGGTTCATCCAGCCGAGCGTTTCGCACAGACTATCATCATTCACCACCTTTTGAAGCTCACGGTATATCTTCAGCCGGAGCTGCACTTTGTACATATCCTCCGAATACCAGCAGAAGAAGTGTTCATAGTCCTCGTTCATGTCCTTGGTGTACTTGTCGGCTTCTTCCACGCAACGGTTTATCCGTGCCTTGACCTGGCTGGCAATCATGTCCAAGCATTCCTTTGCCTCGTTTTTCATTACTTCGTTCATATTCTTTAATTTCTAAAATTCGTTAATCTCGCGGCAATTTTGTATCTTTGACCGCTGTTTACTTCTTAAACACGCTGCAAATATACAGATTTTCTGAATTGCAACAAAGAAAAATACAGATTTTCTGAATTAAAAAATGCAATTATGGACAAAAACGCAATTAATGAGCGCTTTATAAAAGCGGTTTCTACGTTATTCAAAGACAAAGGACTTACCAAAGCTGGCATAGCAGAAAGCTTGGGTCTAAAGCCTTCTACATTTTCAGAAATTCTGAATAATAGAATGAAAGCCGGAACTGATACCATTGCTGCCTTATGCGATAAGTATAGTTTTTCGCCGTTTTGGATTTTAATGGGGCAAGGAACGATGCTTATTCCTGGTGAATTAAAGGGAAGGTCAAAGCCAAGCATGGCCTTAGCTTATTCCCCTGATAGAATTTCCGAATTATTAGAAAGTCAAAAAACTTCTCCATACCCGAAGCGAGAAAAAGCACATCGTGTTCCAGATAATAGCAATGAAGGCATTCCACTTATTCCTCTTAGCGCAATGGCAGGTGCATTCACAGGCGACACGTCCGTGATGGAGTACGAGTGCGAGCGATATGTCATTCCTGCGTTCAAGGGAGCCGACTTTCTTATTCAGGTCAAAGGTGATTCCATGCAGCCCACCTATTATTCAGGTGACCTTGTAGCTTGCCAGCGTGTTCCTCTTGATGATTTGTTCTTTCAGTGGAATAAGACATACGTACTCGACACCAAACAAGGGCCGCTCATCAAACGTATCATGCCGGGGTCTGACAGCAGTCACGTGCTTATTGTATCAGATAACGACAGCTATCCTCCATTCGAGCTATCGAAAAGCCAGTTCCACGGTGTCGCTCTCGTGCGCGGTCTTGTCCGCCTCGAATAACCGCACACTCGGCACAATACAGGCGCACGCACACCCTTTTTAAGGTCATCGGGGCATGAAAACTGACGGAAATCACTATTTATCAGGCATATCCAGCCATATATAATAAGGAGTGAGCGTAAAATAAGTGTCGTTTTTCCTCTCTGAAAACGTGGAAAAACGGCACTTGTTTGCATTTCGGTCTAAGTTTCCTACTTCGGGCGCACACTCAAAAAAGCGGAAAAGTAACCCCTAAGGTAACCCCTAACTTCACAAAAGGGTAACCCCTAACAGTAACCCCAAAGGTAACCCCTAATCGAAACGGACACAAAAAAAAGGGGGCATTGCGCCCCCTCATTCAGCATTCAAGGAAATAACGTCCGAAAGCCTATCTAACGGCGTTATTTTTTCGTTCTAATCACCAGCCTTTCTACCGCCCGAAATAAGCGTAGACTGCTTTATAATAGCCTTTTTCGTGCATACCGTGCCATTCCCGGACAACCCGGCATGAAGCAAGTAATTCTTTGTCGCTCCCACCTGTTCGGCCGTCAGAACCGTATAAACGGCCGAAATGGAGCTGAAATACCAGTCCTTTCGCCTCGATCCGTCTATGTTATGCAGTAAATGCACATGGATAACCTTTGCCATATCGTATGATTTTCATGTGCAAATATACCAAATAATTATTATTTGGAAGAAAATCAATGATACAAAATGAAGAAAAGCCACAAAAAACGGCCTTAAAGCCGTCGAACCCTCCGTATCTGGTATATGTCCACTGCATCCCTAATGGAACGGACACAGGCCACGAAACCCGCCCCAGAAGCCCAATTTAAGCAGTATCGGCACCTCGATGTAAAGTTATGGAGCCGGAATAGGCAATGATACCCATGAAATGTAAAGCCGATGTAAGCCAATGTAAAGCAGAAAAACCGCTTCGAATTACTTGCCCCTTTCAGACCTCCGTCCGTAACTGCCTATAAACAAACAACTTTCGTCGTTTTGCCCATCATCCTTGAAAAACCGCTTCGTTATACGCCCCATA